TTACGGGCATTATTAGCTCTTTGGCATTCAGTTATAGGTATTTTCAGCGGTAATCAGGCTGGAAAGACAAGCTCGGTTGCCTATCAGTATTTTCTTCGGGTACTTGGGATACACCCTATTGCGAAGAAAAACCTGTTGGCAAAGAAAATACGGTGTATGAGTTCTACGTTACCTTCTACTGATGAAGCGGATGAACAGGACAACACCCAATATCTTGAACTAAAGAAGCTCATACCGCAAGAACTTATTATACGGGATATAACTGCGAGGTCTCAAAACCTTGTTGTGCAGAGGCCAGCCGGATTAAACAGTGATAAAACGATCTTTGAATTTAGAAGTTCCAAACAAGAATTACAGGATTTAGGTAAGATTCAGTTATCCTCTGTGTGGCATGATGAGGAAACACCGAAACGGCATAGAGAGCAATGTAAAATGCGATTATTGGCTGAAGGGGGTGATGAAATTTTTTCATTAACTCCCCTTAACTATTTGAGTTACACCTTCGATGAGGTGTGGGAACGGAAATCATATCTTTACCGAACTTCCAGTATTGTAAATAAATACGGAACAGCAAACGAGGAATTTTTCAAGGGCAGCAAAGACGTAGCTTGCATTCAGATGGCTACGGATGATAATCCAACCCTCAGCATTGAAGATATAAATATGCTGTTCGAGGACATTACCGACCCTGATGAACTCGCCATACTAAGATACGGGGTATTCAAGCAGGTATCTGGAAGGATACACAAGACCTATGACCCCAGATATTGCTATATCAGTTTTCAGAAAACGTTTCCCGATGGTGTGCCGTATGAATGGATACACACAAGGGGCATCGACTACCATGATTCACGGATTCCATGGTCAGTCGGATGGCTGGCGTGTAGTCCTGATGATGAATGGTTTTTGTGGCAGGAGTTTCACCCTGCAATAGACGGGCCGAATGCTTACAGCACCTATGAGATAGTAAAGGCGATGGTCAGGAAATCGCTTGATTATGAATATATAGTGAACCTGATTGATCCGTTAGCCAATGCAAAGCAGCCGAATACCCTGTTTAGCGTGACAGATGACCTTAACAGATATTTCAACGATATGCGGTCACCTTGTTTGTGGCAGGGATGGGATACGAAGGGCAGAAAAGGCAGGGATGAGGTTTCTAAACGGTTTAAGAATGCTGTCCGATGCGGGAAGCCTTTTAACAATGTGGTAAAAGAGGAAGGGAAGATAACGCATTTACCCACTCTTTGGATATGCGATACATGCCCCAATTTTCATCGTTCAATATTGAGCTGGATGTATAGGGAACATATGACAATGGGTACACAAATGATGAATGACCAGAATCCCAAGGGGCAGGAAAAGCATTCACACGATAATATGGTGCTTGAAGGGCTTGCAAAAGACCACAGGTTGTTATATGCTTCCCATTTAATGAGGCATAAACCGCCTATTCAGAACTACAGGAAGGTTTCTGCGACAGGGAGATGACATGTATTGGAATTGGTTGGGTTGGTTGCATGAAATTGATGCTGAAATAGATGGTTGTTTTGATACACTTGATAAAGTTTTTATTGCATATTGGAGATAATGCAACAAAAACTCCTTAAAATTCTTGAAATCGTAAAAGAGTTTTTAAAGAACCGAAAATACGGCTATATCCAAATAAATATGCAGGATGGCGGTATTACCAATATCAACGTAAAGGAATCTATTAAGTTATGACAATTAAGCATTGTTGCGATAGATTTGCTGAACATGTTTGGAAAGAAAACATTGATGTATGGGAAAACAAACCATCGTTTTATATATATGGGCGACCATCTGGAGCAGATGATGGCGATGGATATTATGATGATATGACAGATAAAATAGAAATATTTTATTGCCCTTTTTGTGGTAAAAAATTGAAATAAAATCATAACAAAATAATTTAAAGAAACGTGGATTAGCCGAAAGGCTAAGGACTTGAATGAACAAGTCGGGGGAGTTTAACTCCCCTCCAATACATTAGGGACACTCGGATTAACTGAACCCCTATTGGGGGTAGCATAGCTACCCTTGGTAGGGGTTTTTGTTTTGGGGCGGAAATGAATAAATTTCACACACAGGCAAAAGATAAGAAGGAAAAACCCTCACAGGAAGATTGGCAAGAAAAGCTGTGTAATTTGGTTTTGGATGAGTGGGAAAGAGGGAGCCAGCACGTTAGCGAGTTGAATCGACTCTATGAAGACATCTACGACATGATTCGTGGTGAAAGGCCAGAGAAGAACTATGATTGGCAGTCTAACATAGTGATTAATAAGGTCTTTCAGGTGATATGGACTGCCATACCCTATATCAGTCAAAAGATATTCGGGGCAACGCCTATTATTGGGGTCAAGTCTTACAATAAGAAAGGCTCATGGCAAAGGGAACAGATACTTGAGTTCTGGCACACTCTTCAGACCGCTACCGATAAAGAGCATATCACTTATTATCTTGTCTTTATCATGTGGCTGTTGCGATCCCTGCTTAATGGTGTGGGGTATATGAAGAAGGGCTGGCACCAGAAACTCCAGACCAAGACCGTCAGTTTTGATATTCCTATGGTAATGGGGCCAAATGGCGAAACCATACAGGCTGAAAAGCACAGCAAGACCTTTACCATTCCCCTTGAGGACTGGCCGCTTAACCGAATTGTCAATAACAAAGACATCGTGGTTGATTGGCTTCTCCAACCTGGACAGAGTTGCAGACAGGGTAGGTTCATTATTGAGAGAAACCTTGTCGATTTGGATGCCCTTTATTCCTCCAAGATTAATTACATGAATCTTGATGATCTTGATGCCCTGTCAAGTGAGAATATGGGCAAACTCATTCAAGACCATGCAACGCCACGGGGACACGATGGCTTACAGGAACCTCCCGAATCAGACATTTACACCGAAGTCGAAGCCTATGAACGGGTAGGAAAGATACCCGTTTATAAAGAGAAGAAAAACGGGAAGTGGATGCCTTGTTTCGACAAGGAAGAAATCTACACCGATAAAGTCACGATGAAGGAAATGATTGTGACTATGGGCAGGACTGGCGATGCAAAGGTATTATTAAGGTTCGACCCAAATCCATACGGGCAGAAAAACTACGTTGATATGCACATCTATCTTGATGAGGAACGATGGCAGTCAATGGGCATGGTCGAGCCGATGAAGGATGCCAGCACCGCCCTTAATGACAATATTAATGCTGCATTCGATAAAATATGGCAGGAGCTTATGCCACCCGCCATTGTCAATAAATTCGCTCTCTGGGATTGGGATACCATGCAGTATGCCCCTCAACAGCGGTGGCTTGTTGGCGGCAACCCCAGCGAAGCAATTATGTTCAAAGAACCCTCACGGGTCACTTCCGATGCGTGGCAGAAACACGCCCTGTTTGACAATGAAATCAACCTTACAAGTTCGATTACTCCCTCTGTGCAGGGACAGGGCAAGGAAAAGACTGCCACTACCAATGTGCTGAACGCTCAATTTTCCGCTGCACGACTGGACTTCATTATCAAGATGATAGAGCAGACCGCACTCGTTCCCTCTGCACAGATGGATGTGGAGTTCGCCAAGCGGTTCGCACATCCGAATACCTTTAAGGCGATACTCGGTGAGGCGTTTGAATATGGTAAGTGGGAAGAAATCTATCAGTATATCCCTGCTGCATCCACGGTGAAACTTGAATATCAGAAAGAGGTAGAGATTACACAGGATATACAACTCATCCAGACCTTTGCAGCGATCCCAAACCCCAATACACCCAAGATTATAAATGTCCTCTGGGCAAATATTCTGCGTAACAGGAATATGCCGAAAGAAGCGGCAATGTTCGATGAGGAATATTTTGAGCCGAATGGAGAAGCAGGCAACATGCAAATGATGGGGAGAATGTTAAACCCAGGAACGCCCTCTAATCAAAACCGCATACCGATGAGTGGCAAAGAGCGGGGGATACGTCAATTAACCTATGATGCGAGGCAGTAATGGAAAAAGAATCATCTGTTGTGGCTCTGGCGTGGAAGATACTCTATGACGAGGAGTTGGAACACATACCAGACCCTAACAAACCGGAGAATGTTCCATATTTAAAGGCAAAAAAGAAACAACGGGCAAATGCGTTCAAGGCATTAATGGAAGGGAACGGCAAAGTTCTCTTTGAAGAATGGAAAAATAAGGTGAAACGAGTGAATCTTGCCGTTCTTTTTACCCCGAAAGAGCAATTATGTGACTGTGCAGCGTGTACGGCAATTCGGGAAATACGGAACATACTTGAATTATGGATAGATGCTGAACAGGCATTAATAGAAGAAAAAGAACAATCTAAATAGGAGATATTTCATGGCAGAAGGAAAGGATACTGACTTAGAGGTCAGCCCAACAGAACCAACGGAACCAACGGAACCGGCAGAACCAACAGAGCCGACAGAACCTACGGAACCACAGGAACCCACAAAACCTTTTAACAAAGAACAGGAGCAATATATCGGTTCTTGGCTTGGAAGGATTGTGGCAAATCAGTTGGAGGAGAAAGTTATGCCCCATCTGAACAAAGCCTCCGACACCTCAATACAGAATATACCCGAAGCGGGAAGCGATGCAATTTCAAAATTTAATGAAAAATTGCAAGAAAAGATATTCTCAGGAGATGTTATGGGGGCATTTAAGATGTATCAGGATGTTCAGACACAGGCACAAGCTAATCTCTCAAAAAGCCAAAAAACTGAAACGGACAAATTGATAACGAATTTATCTGAGAAGCCCTATTACAAGGACATCTTCAAAGATGTGCAAAATATAGCTCACGACAGCGTGGGCAAGGGTATTCCCCCGCATATTGCCGTTGACCTTGCGTATGCAAGAGCGAAGTCCGACCATCTGGAAAAAGTGGTTGGCGGCGGCACAGGTGCGGATACGGATAACCTTGGAATGTTAGGCGGTGGTAAAGCATCCCCTAAAGATAAAGGCGTGGGTTTGCCCCCTGAGATGAAAGCAGCAGCCCAAAGGGATATAGCAGAC